GAGCCGGGGGTGAAGGTCGTACCAGCGGTCAGGGCGATACGCAAAGCCGCAGTGGGGCACACACCGATGGGATCATCGGGGAACTGCAACGAAGCGCGGCCAGCGGCCAGATCAGCGCTATTCACGATCGGGCCAGGAACGATGCTGACAGCGCCAGCGGTATCCAAGCAGATCAAGTAAATGCGGGTCGAGCCGTTGACACCAACGGTGAACGAGCCGTTGACAGACTGAACACCACCAGCAGCAGCCTGGTACACAGAGGGGCCAGAGTAGCTGATGGCGATGTTGTCGGTCGCAGACTTGCTGTAGAAACGACCGTCGATGGTGTAGGTCACCGTAGCAGTCGACTTGACGGTGTTGGCGTTGGTGCCTTCGGCCCATTCGCCAGAAGACAAGGCAACGGTCAAACCTTGGGAGAGAGAAAGGTTGTCAGACATTTTGAATTTCCTTCACGAATAAGAGGTTGCGAGACGGGGGCCGAAGCCCCCTGATCATCACAGGGCCGAGCAAGCAGCCTCGATGCGAACCATCCAGTTTTCGTTCAGACGGACAGCGTTCTTGTAGAAGTTCGCGCCGACGTAACCGAACTGGCCCATGGGGTTGGCGTGGGTGATCTGCTTGGCGGGCAAGTAGATCGGCTGGATTGCGCCCATGCCCTTCAGAGCAACCTGGCCCCAGGCTTCCTGAGCAACCACCATGACGGGGTAAACGTCAGCGGTGGTGCCAGTGGTGCCGCCGTTGGACAGGAACGTGCCAGCGGTGATCGAGCCACCGGCCGACAGGAACGGCTTGAAGTAGGGGCTGGTGATGATGCGGAAGCGCTCGATCGTGCCGATTTCGCGCTCATGGGTGGGCTTCTGCTGGCCGTAACGGGCGACGGGCACGAAGCCAGTCAGGTTACGGAAGTCAGCTTCCATGTCGGTGTGGATGAACACCAGGTAGCCAGGTTCGATGGCGGTCGTGTTGAAGTTGACCGAAGAGGCCAGCTTCTCGGTCACCAACTGAGCGTGAGCCGACTCGAGCTGACGGGCAGCCTGGCGCAGCTTGTTCAGGGTGATGGCGGTGTTCACGCTGGCACGGGCGGTGCCGTTGGCGTACACGACGTTGGTGCCACCACGAACCACACCGTAAGAGATCAACTCTTCGATGGAGGCCATGTGCTCGCCAACCAGCTTGACCATGTCGCCGGGGATGTCATCCTCGTACATGGCTTCGGCTTTGCTCGACAGCTTCATCAGCACGCCGTACTGCTGCACGGTCACCTGAACGTCCTGGTAAGCAATCGTGCGGGCACCGGGGGTGACGCCTTCTTGCAGCAGGTAGTTGCTGGCGGTGATGCTGGGAGCGCCGTTGGAACCAGCGTCGATCGGCAGAGCGCGGCGGAACACCACGGTGTCGGTCTTGTTCTGGGGCAACTGTTTCTGAGTGCCGAAGCTGCTCAGGACTTTGATGGGCATGGCGTGCTTGAGCATTTCGCGCTCGGCCATGATGAGGTTCCGGGAAGGAACAAGGGAATAGGTTTGCATGATCAATTACCTTTTTGTCGATCAAGTTCATCGAGATAGCGCCAGTACTCCTCCGGCGTCATGTCCTCCACCGCCTTAGACCTGACGTTTCCGCCAGACCGGCCTGAAGGGATAGCCGCCGCAGCAGACAGGTGCTGCGTTCTTTGTGACGTTACCGACTTCATGGCGTCTGAATGCAGATCCAGCAGGCGCACTGCGTCTTGCGGGCTTTCGCTCGCCGCAAGCATTTGCACCTCGCGTGGTTGCCGATTCAGCCAACCAACAAACTCGGGCGTCTGTACACGATCCTGCCAACCCGGATGCCGAACCTCGACGGCCATCTCTGAGCGCAAGCGGTGGATCTCTTCGGCTGTTACACCGGGCTGCTGCACGGGTTGCTGCTGTTGCTTGAGTTGGTTCTCAAGCAACGACAGCCGCTCGTTCAGAGCCGACTCCATCGCGTCTGCAAACTCTGGATAGTCCTTCTTGAGGGCTTCCATCTTGGCCGGGCTTGCTTGCGCCGCGCGGATTTCATTCGCGCTCGGTGCTGCACCGCCTGTAGCCGTGACTTGCTGGGCCGCTTGAAGCTGCTGCTTCATTTGGCTTCCCAAGCCACCGATGTGGCCTTCGGCATTTCTCAAGCGTTGCGTGACTTGAGTCAGCATTGACTCGAGTCCAGCGATCTTGTCCAACAGAATCTGCTCGCTCGTCGGAGCCGTCTCTTCACCAGGCTTCGGTGCATCGGCCTGTGCGGCGGGTGCTTGCCCAGTGGGTTCGGTCGGAGCCGAGTTATCTGTTGGCGGGACTTCTGGCTCGGTGGGAGCGGGTGCGCCGCCCTTCTCCTCCGCATCCAGTTGATCCCAAATCTTCTGTGCTTCCTCTTGAGGGTTGAC